ATAGCTTTTAATTCTTCCATTCTTTCATGGTCTTCTGCAGGTACAAATGTACCCCAATCACTACCACGCAATACTGGTTCATACTTAGGAAACCTACAACGTCTACCCAATAAAGTTTTTATTTGACCTTTAGCTTGAGAAGCATTCATAATTTTATTCATTAACTGTTTAACAAAAGGAACCTTATTATGATAAGTTAAAAATAATTCATCAGATTTTTCTTTTGTTACATTTAATTCATTTTGTAATTTAGCTTTACCCATTCCATAAAATAAACCTAAATTAATTGTTTTAGCTTCTTTACGATCTATTAAAGCCATGTCCGCAACAATTTGATGAAAATCTGTAGTTGGATCTTCTAAATAGGAATCAGCAATAACTTGAGCAGAGGGTAATCCAAATCTTAATGCATAGTGTGCAACAAGTCTTGGTTCCTGTTGTGAGTAATCAAACGTACCCCACTTACAACCTTTTTCAGGAAGAAATAAACTTCTAATTAATGGACCTGTTTCTGGATCTCTCGCTGGAATTTGTTGTAAGTTTGGATTAGAATAACTAAATCTACCTGTTACTGTTCCTCCATCATCGGATCTGATTTGATTTATATCTGCATGTATTCTACCCTTGTGTTCATGAGTTAAAATAGTATCAATAAATGTTGTACGAACCTTGTTTATTTTTCTAGCTTCTGCTATCATAAGAACTACAGGATTATTATGTTTAGAAATAAAATTTTTAGTAAATGAAGGAGAGTCAGTCTTTTCAGTACGGTCATAAGGTAGGTTTAATTTTTGAAAAACTTTTTCAATTGATCTTGCCGCCCATATCTGAGTGTCTACTCCTGTGTCTATTTTTATTTGTTGTATTAGGTTTTCTTCTTTTATTGCCAGTGCTTTTTTTAATTGATTGGCTTTCTCAATATCTACCCGAACACCTAGGTGGCGCATATCAACTAAACAAGGAAACAGATCAGTCTCAAGATTAAATATATCTTGAAGGTCGTCTTCTATAATAATTTTTTTTAAATGTTGCCAAAGTTTTAAGGTTAACTCTGCATCTTTTTCAGCATAAGATCCAACCTCCTGTGCCGGTAATCTCCACATATCAGCTTTAGGATCTAAACCTCTTTCCTTAGCTGCTTTATTTAACAAAGCTTCGTTTTTACCTTGTTTTAAATATACCCAAGATAAAGAATTCAATGAATATTGAAATCTATTTTCATCTATAAGAGATGCTGCAATCATAGTATCTAATATTAAACCATTAATTTTTATACCTAAATTACGTATCCAACATACATCATACATTGCATTATGAAATAATTTTGTAGCAGGTGATGCACAAACATCTTTGAACCAATCTAAAACTTTTTTACGATCCATATTAGGACCTTCTCCATGAGCAATTGGGTAATAACCTTTCCAACCATCTACAGCAACAGCTATACCTACAACTTCACCATTACCTGTAATGGCCCCTGAACCCTGTTTCTTTAAATCTGGATCACGTGTTTCTAAGTCAATTGCAATTTCATTAGCTTTCCTTAAATCAGGAAACTCTGTGGGAGCTACCCATTCTGTAGTTGGTATCAACATTATTTTTTACCTTTTGTATCTTTCATTGTTTTAATTTCTAATTCACAGTAATGAATTATTTTCTCAAGGTCTTGTATTCCCGCTTTGTTTTTATAGCGACAAACATATTTTATAACATTCCCTTGAAAAAAAGAAAGATCGTTTTTAGAAATAAATTCATATGGTTGAATATGAAAATCTTTGTAATGTGATCCTCCAATTTGTTTATCTTGTGGAAATGAATCTTTAAATATATCTTTATGTGTCATTTTAATACCTCCATTATATTAATTACAAAAAAAGTTAGTGCTATTGTTATAAATATATCTGATGTTATCATCATAGTTTGTACTCGTTTCTTTTTAAGTTAGCTTTTAGTTTATATAAATTATTTCTGGCTCGTGTTATTCCCACATACCAAACTCTATGTTCTTCGTCGTGTTTATCTATACTTTTAAGCATAGCTTTTTTTATTTTATTACCTATGTCTAGACATAAAATTACATTATCTTCTTCACCACCTTTACTAGCATGAATAGTTGATATAGATATTCTAGCGTCTTCATCTAAATTCTCTCCATTATCAATCATATTTTTTATATAAAATTTTTCTTTTTCATCAGCCTCTTGAAATGCATCAAACCATTCAACTTGATGATTCCATTTTTCACTTCCTATAAATTCATTTATATCTTTAATATCTTTTTCTTCTAATATTTTACCCATACACCAATAAGTATATTTCATAGCAGCTTTATATAATCTGACTTTAAAACTTTTTTCTTTTTTAACTTTAAAATATAAATTTCTTTTTATTAGTTCTTCTTTAATAGAACTTAATCTTGAAAGAGTTCTAGTCAATATTAACCACTTACCTGTATTTAAATCTATTTGATCTAGATTATTTATATTTTCACTACTGCCTTCAAAATCTCTAGGATAATAATTTTTATCTTTTCTTACACCTAAAATTTTACTAATTGGTATATCTGATTCTTCTTGAATAGTTTTAGATATTCTTTTTGAATACTTTAATACTTTTTCTTTTGCGGGTTCTTCTATAAATCTTTCTACATTAGCACCAGCCCAAGCATAAATAGCTTGGTCATCATCTCCTGCCAAATAGATATCATCTGCACATTCTTTTAATTTATCATACAACTGCCATTGTAATGGAGATAAATCTTGTGCTTCATCTATAAAAATAACTTTAAATTTAGGAAGGTTTTGTTTGTTTATTAAATTTTTAATCATGTCATTGAAATCTAATAACTTTCTTTTTTCTTTATATACTTTTAAATTGTCATCAATGTATTTTAATAAATGCCATTTTATTTCTTTACTATTATGTTCGTTTCTATCAAACTCTTCTCTAATATTAACATTTCTGTTCATAGCTTTACCTATCATTTGAAAGTAAGGACTATCACAATTTAAATAAGACACTTCTTCTTTGTTATATTTATCATGGTACTTAACTTTTATATTTAAAAGTTTACCTAATTCTTCATAATGAAAAGGTTGCATTACATCTTCTTCATTTAATGTTAATTGATGATACGCAAAAGAATGTAACGTTTGAAAGTACGGAAGTTTTTTATCTTCTGCAGGCATTCTATTTTTAGCTTCTGTAGCTGCTTTTTTAGTAAAAGCAAAGTAACCTATTTTATGTAATGGTGTACCAATTCTTACATAAGCTTTAGCTCTGGATATTAGTTTATATGTTTTACCAGTACCTGGTGGTCCATAGTATTTATATATCATTAAACAATATCCTTTTCGTCTTCTATATCTACAATTTCTTCAACATCTTCTTCTTCTTTTTCAAAAAGATATAATGGTATTACTGCACAACCTCTTACACCTGGGTATGCTTTACCTGTTTTTTTATCTTTACCCGGATATCTTTTTCTTTGATCAAATTCAGGTTTAGGTTGACCTTCATATTCTTCTTTTTCAAATAACTTTTCAATCATGTGTGAAGTTCTAGAAGAATCTTTTTTCCATTCTCTATCTTTTAAATAACTAAAAAATTCATCATAAACAAAATATGCATAGACCTCATCTTTAAAAACGTTTCCACTTTTAAATGAATGATAGTTAGTTGCTTTTGTTTCATTAATAAAATTAGTTAAATATTTCGTTAGTATCTCATAAGGCCTGGTCCCTGGAGCCGGTTGCACTATATCTATAGTAGTTAATAAAGCTTTTTGTATTTCGTAAAAGTCCATAGCTTTTATTGGAGGAGGAAGTATGTCTGCTTGAGCCATAATCAAACCACGCATTTCTTTTATATCTTTTATTTTATTTACATCTTTTGCATGAATTGGAACTGTTTCTCCATCATCTCTTTCAACAGTAAAATAATATTCTGGATCAGGTTTAAAATCTATTTTTTGTAAATTTCCTAATACCGGCCAACTAGCCTTAGCTTCACTTGTTATTCCAAATTTTCTTTTAACACATTCTGATTTAACACAAACAATATTAATTGGGTCTTGATGACAAGTATGACCTGCAGTTGGTTTGTCCCAACTTTTTATTTTTTGTTTTACATGATCATCTGTCCAGTTTTGATCAAACTTAAAATAATTTCTAGCTGCTTCTAAAACTTTATTCTTCCAATTGTCAGAGTATTTCTTTTTAGCAAACACCATGTAGTTATATAAAAATCTATCTCTATTATCTGTCATTATTTCTTTTGTTAAAATACCCAAACAAGGTGGACCATCTTTAAATTCATCTGCACCACCCGTTAATTCGTCTTGAACTATTTTTTCTTTTATAAAAGTTAACTGTTCTTTTTTAATTTTATTTAATTCAACACATTGTAAAAATGTATCTAATGACATTTCAGTTCCATCTGGATTTAATGCAACTCTTTCTACTTTATTAAAATATGGAAGATTAATAAAGTTACCATTCATTTTTTGTCCATCAGTATTGGAACCTAGTTTAGTTTGTTTAGGAAATATTTCTGTTTTAATTGTAAGATTAAATAAAAATAATACTTGTTCTAAAAATTCTTTTATTTCTAATGCTTTAACTGGTTCTTTTGTAAATACATATAAATGTAGTCCATTACTTTTTGATTTTATAGGAATAATTGGAAGTTCTTTTTTTTGAATTACATCTAAATAAAATTTTATATCAAAATTTTTATATATTTTAGGATCTATATCTATAGCACCAAAACGAGCAAAATTATTATCATCACAAGGTTGAATACCTATAGATTTTTTTCCTTCTAAATGTTCTTCGTAATCTTTTTGAGTAATTGATTTGCCGGCCCAACCATAATCACCAGAATTAAATTTTATTTTACCTGTCTGTGGATCTTTATATCCTTTTGCAATATTACAAAATCCAAAATCTCTCTGCAAACCAGTAAAACAATCCGTAAATTGATTCATTTCTATTCCTTATTCTTTATTTTTTATTATGTGGGCGAACACAGTCTCCCGTATCCGCCCATTCTCCGAAGTATTCACTTAGTGAATTATACAATATCCTCAGTTTGAGGTTTGTTGCTTTTCTCATATTCAGGTTTAGCAGAACCTTTAGACACAGTTTTTTGTAATTCCTGTGCCATTACATATAAGTCAGCATCCTCTTTATTGGATACATCTAATGCTCTGTTCATAGATGGTTTGTAGACATGCCAGCTTTTACTTCCTGCAATCTTACCCACAGTTTTTAAATTATAAACTGCTGCATAAGCTGCTGGATTGTAAACACCTTTGTCATCTTTAAATCTAAGATTTTTAATCAACTGATTTAATTCTCTCGCAGGTGTTAAGTTAGATGATCTCATAGTAATTACCGCAGGTCTAGGTTCATCACCTAAAACTATTACATAAAAGTATGCAGTTTTTTCTAAGTAGTTACCATTTGACAATCTCCACTTACCATTTCTCTCTTCTTGAGCATCCTCAGGAATAGATAAATGTGTTGTGACAGGAGGCGCTGCTGTGTCCCCCATCTCTTGCCATTCTGGATATCTTGTTTGCACATGTGCAACAATAATATCCACACCTTTTTCACCATCCATTAATGTACCTAAACCTTTAGCATAAATCATACCAGGCTTGGAACCTTCTACGAATTTAGCATTAGTTGTATTACATTCAGGGGATAGTTGATGTAGGATTTTCAAGATCGGAGTTGACATATCGTCCGATTTGATTTCTTCACTACCTCTTCCAGAGTCTCCTCTTAGATTGATAGTAGATAATGCACCTGCATTATCTTTCTTAGTCATAGCATTTGTATTAGCCATATATTTCTCCTTATTACTTATTATTTATTTTTTATTTTTAATAGAAGTTTGATTTCCATCAAACGTCCAGAATAGTTCTGATGGAACTTCACGACCTTTGTCTTTCCATTCCTTCATAACTACTTTGAGTGTCTGAGGGTGAACTTTCTCCTCTTGGATAGGTTCATACCCTTCAGACCTCGCAAGGGTAGCATAAGCTACAGCCTTGTTATCTTCGCCTTGGCCAAATGATACAATAATATTATTTTTTACTATATCACCTAAACCTTGGTCACGAAGCCATTGATGTGCCTCAGCTTTTTTGTCTGCTTTTATAGTGGCACCATAAATATCTTTTATAGTTAATTCTGAACCATCTCTTAGTTTTAGAGATTTTAAGTTCATGTCTTCCATTAACTTTGGAATAACTATACAACTAAAATGTTTTTCATCATTCTTTAAATCTTTAGCACGATCTTCTAAAGATTTTATTTCTGATTGAATTGATTTTAATTTCTCAACTTCTGTTGATAATTTTTCCGGATCTAAAACATCTGTTTGATCTGGAGCATCTTTTCTTAAGTCTACTAACATATATTAACTCCTATTATTTTTATCTTTTTAACTTTCATGATGGAATAATAATAGCTATTAAGCTATTTGTCAAGACTATTTTTGAAATATATTTATTTCTATAGGATAATAAGTTTTTTCTTGTCTGTCCCATTTTAGTAATTTAAATTTACCATTAGTCATTTCTGCAGCAATTGCACAAGTAACCCCAATAATTGCAGGGTCACCATTTAATAATAAATAATCATCTTCTGTAAAATTTTTTAGTTTTTGTCTAATACTAAAAATAAAAGGTCCTGGTGAAAACATCATTTGTTCTAATGCTCTAAACATTATCTCAATTTCTCCATATTTTTTAGCACCTATAATATTATATTTAGGTTGACCTGTTTCTCTATCCAAAGGGATATCTTGTAATAAATAAACTTTGCTCATTGACTTTTTCCTTTTTTTAAAGTAGTATTCTATTTAGAAAGAAAAGTAAAGTATATTATGGATATTATAAATTATAAGTTTAAGACTAAACCTTACGAACATCAATTAGATGCATTAAAAGCATCTTGGGATAAAGAAAATTTTGCGTACTTCATGGAAATGGGTACAGGTAAATCTAAAGTATTATTAGATAATGCCGCTATATTATATGATAAAGGCCAGATAAATGGCCTCCTTCTTATTGCACCTAAAGGTGTTTATAAGAACTGGTATGATCAGGAGGTGCCCATACACTTACCTGATCATATCTATAAAAAAATGGTGTTATGGAAAACATCTGACAAAAGTAAAAAACAAAAACAAATTTTAAATACTTTGTTTGAAACAGGAACTGATCTTCATATTTTAATTATGAATGTTGAATCTTTTTCATCTGGTAATGGAGCAGAGTTTGCACAAAAATTTTTGTCGTGTCATAAATCAATGATTGCAATTGATGAAGCAACTACAATTAAAACTCCAACTTCAAATAGAACTAAAAATATTTTATCTTTAAGAGAGAATGCTAAATACAGAAGAATACTTACGGGTTCACCTGTGACAAAAAGTCCACTAGATTTATTTAGTCAATGTGCATTTCTTGATCCCTGGCTCCTGGGGCATGATTCTTATTGGACTTTTAGATCTAGATACGCAAAAATGAGAAAAATAGAGGTTAATGGAAGAAGAGTTGAAATTGTTGTAGGATATATGAACTTAGGAGATTTATCTGATAAGATAAAACCATTTTCTAAAAGAATATTAAAAGAAGATTGTTTAGATTTACCTGAAAAAAGTTATGTCAAACATTATGTTGAACTTACTCCAGAACAAAAAACAGTTTATTCTCAAATGAAAAAAGAAGCAATAGCTTTTTTAGATGGTAAAATGCAATCGTCAGCAACTGTTATGACTCAATTAATGCGACTACATCAAATTACTTGTGGACATTTTACTGCAGATGATGGTACCATAAAAGATTTACCTTGTAGCAGGCTTGGTGAATTAATGAACATACTTGAAAACGTAGAAGGTAAAACTATTATATGGTCTCACTATACTCATGACGTAAGAAGAATTATAGCTGAAATTAAAAAAGTATATGGAGATGACTCTGTCGTAGATTATTATGGTGCAACAGATACAGATGCAAGATCTGAAAATATAAAAAAATTTCAGACAGATGATAAGTGTAGATTTTTTGTAGGTACTACTCACACAGGTGGTTATGGTATTACTTTAACTGCTGGAAGTAATATGATTTATTTTTCAAATGGTTATGATCTTGAGAAACGTCAACAATCAGAAGCACGTATTGATCGTATTGGTCAAACAAGAAAAATGACTTACATAGATATAATGAGTCAAGATACTATTGATGAAAGAATTGTAAAAGCTTTACGAGAAAAAGTCAACATTGCTAATACAATTATGGATGAAGATTTTAGAGAATGGATATAGCGATCATAGTCCCCACTACAATCAATCCCGACAACTGAGTGCCCAACCTCCCAAAAAACTACAGTTTTTCAAATAAAATAACTATGATAGCAAACATACCACCTACTAAAGCTGTCATTGCATAACGCATATGATTTTTAATTTCTTTTATATCGTTCTCTATACCTGAAATTTTTTGATGAGTTTGTTTTTGCATAATTCTACAAAGTTTTTCGTGCGATTCTATTTTTTCTAGTGCTAAATCTTTTTTGGGCATTATGCCAGTCCTCTTGAACGTAGTCTAATTTGTTGTTCTTCAGGTGATAATAATGCAAGTTCTGTTGGGGTCAACCCTTGGGCTGTAATATTCACTGGTTCCTGAGGCTGTAATACTTGAGCACTAGGCATTGGTTGAATAGGTAATGGTGCAACATTAATTGTTGAAGAAGGTTGAATGTAATCAGTTAATTGAATGTTAAATTCACTATTTAAATCTAAAGAACTCATGTCCATAGCTATTTTATTTATAATAGAAGAAACATCATATTGATTATTCATTACTTCCTGTATATGTCCTCCAACTGCTCTTTCAGTTCTAAATCTAGTGTCTAATCCAAGATTTCTAAAATTTCTTCTTACACTATTAATATCTGTTCTTGCTTCTAAAAAAGGATTTGATTCTCCTAACGCTTTAGAAGTTTCTCTAAACTTAGCTATAATATCTTTTGATGGATAATATATATCAAATTTTCCTCTTAACAAATTATTAAAATTTTTATTACTAATTTGTCTATCTCTAAACAATCTTCTTAAATTATTAGTTCTAGTATCTAAAATTTGAGCTGCTTCTAAATCTCTAAACATTTCTTTTTGTACATTAAATCTTGCTTTATTAGATAAAATATATCTTTCAATAATTTTTTCAGCTGAAACAGGTCCTCCCTTTAATACACCAAAAGCACCTCCAGTAAATTCTCTTCTAGCTTCTCTAATACCTCTTTGATATTCATTTACTTTAAAATTCATTGTTCTTAATGGATCTATTTTTATAGGTCTTAATCCCATAAAACCTGCAAGTTCAGGTCCTATATTTAATTCATCCCCACGTTCATTGACAGTTCCCATTGCGGCTGAAACCATTCTTTCATAAGGCATTTTGTTTGGAAGTATTGCTTTTGATAAATGATTAAATTGAATTGCAAGTTTATCTCCTGCAGCTGTTTGATCAGTATACAAAAGTCTACCATCATCTGTTCTTCCATTTCTAAGAGTTAAATCAAACATTGCTTCTGTAAATATAGACTCTGAAATAAAAGGATCCATTATTTCTCCAGTTGCTTCTGATACTCCATCACTAAAACTTTTCAATATTGTTTCATCGTTTTTATCACCTTCAATTAAATTATTAATTACAGTTCTAAATGGTCTAGCCATAACATCATAGGCATTACTTTTACTAAAATCTATATATCTTAACTCTCCATCATCTAATCTTAATGGAACTAAAGTAGAATTTTTTGACCACTCTGGTACAAATCTTCTCATTGCATCTATTTCTTCAGAAGAAACATCATATAAAGCTTTTGCTCCTTCGGTAACTGCAATAGGAACACCAGTTAAAGTTGTTGCCATTCCTAAAAGTCTTTTAAAACCCGTACCAAAACTACCATCTACATGTGAACTATTTCTAACTACTCTTTCAGTTCCATCTTCTAATATTTCTGTAACTGTTGGACTTAAATTTGAACCTTTAATTCTTACAGCTCCTTCTCCTAATTCGTGTTTCATTTCTTTTAAACCTTGTTGTGCAATATTAGCTGTAGTTCTAATAATTTCTGAAGGAAAAGACATAAAGTTACCTATTGGTAATAGTCTAGATGTTTTAACAACATCACCAACGTAAGCATAATTTGGTACAGTGTTCTTAACAATTTGTGCAGCTTCAGTTTTAAGTTTCCATAACTCAGAAGTTCTATCTATAACACCATCTTTACCTTTAGCTAAATTTAATTGTTTTGTATAATCATCTAAAGAAAGAGCAGGTTGTTTATTAGCTAGTCTTGTATTATTTATTCTTCTTAAATTTCTAGCTTTTAAACGTCCCGACTCTACAACAAAGTTTGTAATTTTAAATGTATCATCTTCTGCTGTGTATTTATCTTGAAATTTTTTACCTATGCCTTTTAAACCTTTAAGTAATCTACCTAATGGACCATCTATACCCATCATTGTTGAACCTGCATTTGTATCTTTCAATAGAGATATTAAATCTCCCATCTGCACTTGTGAGTTTACTACACCTAGTTCTAATAAATCTTGATATTCAGCTTGAGCTCTTGCAGAACCTGGACCAAGTTTAAGTAATGCAGATACATCAATACCTTCTTTAAAAGCTTTTCCTAATAATTTAGGATTACTTATACCATCAAATAAAACTCCATTAGCTGCAGTGAATGCACCTGCACTCATAAAATTACGTATATGTGTTGGTATGGAAAAAATAGTTTTTGACATTTGTGAAATACTTTTTGGAAACAAAAGTAGATTTCTGTAAAACCAACTTACAACTTTTTCTGCACCACTCATTTCTTTTGTTCCTCTAACAAATCCTTGAAGACCAGATAAAACATCGTTAGATGATTTTATTCCTTCAGCAATATCTTTTGTAGTATAAAGATTTGAAATAGGATTTGTAATACCTTTAAGACCATCTATTTCACCCAGTACTTCATTCATCTTAACTATTTCAATACCTGTTTTTCTTTTATTAACAGCAGCTTCTGCTACTTTTTCATCTGCCCAAAAAAATCCTCTACCCCCTGCTTTTTGAACAGCTTGATTTTTTAATAATATTTGATTAAACATATCAGAAGTTCTAGCTACATAAGATAAACTATTCATTGAATTTAATATGGTAAATCTAGGATCTTTTATTTCACCAAACAATTCTTTTAATGCTTTTTTTTGTGCAGCAGTTCCAGCTTGACCTTCAGCTAAACCGACACTTCTTTCTATAAATTTAGGTGTGCCCTTTTCCATTGTTTTTTGAGTATATTTAAATTCAGGAAGATCTTTCGGTTGTTTTATTTTTTCTGCCTGTTCTAATATATCATCTATAATTTGTCTTGACTGATTTTCTGTAGCTCCAAGAGTATCTTTAAAAACTCTTATAGCAGCTGTATAAGATTCTTCTGTTGGTTGATATCTTCTAAAACCATTAAATATATTACTTTTAGTTTCAAAAATTTTAAATGTGTTTCCTGCATATCCACTTAATCGTTTATTAAATAAACTTTGAAATTCACTTGTAGCACCTTTAGCATTCTTTGATGTTCTTTTTAATATGTCCACTAAATTATTAAATTCATTTCTACCTGCATCTAAATTTTTAACTAAATCTTTTACTTTATTTTTGGGAACATCATTCATATCAAGTTCTTTAATAACTTCATCTAATTTTTTTGTGTCTATCTTTTTTTCTAAATCTCCACCTACTAATAAATCATTTATTTTTTGTAAAAAAATATCTCTATTAGATTTAGTTCCTTTATCTCCAACTTCTTGAATTGTAGGTAATATACCATCTAAACTTTTAGTAATATTACTTATTATTTCATTTGCTCTTTTAGAATCTCTTGCTTTTAATCCTTGTTTAAGCATTTCACTTTCAAAAATTTCTTGAGTCATTTTACCTCTAGGTTGAAAAGGAGCTCTTATATATTTATCTATAACTCTTTGAAATGCAGATTGACTATAAGCTAATTCTTTACCACGTTGTCCTAATAGTTTTGCTGTTTTACCAACTCCATAAACTGCAGGAGTTATAAATAAAGATTCTGTTCCAAATCTAAGTCTATTCATTAATTTTCTAGAAGCATCATCTCTACCATATGATTCATTTCTATCTAATTCTGTTGGTCCTTCAAACATATCTCCAAAAGTACCTATCTCATCGTTGTCTACTACAAACATTTCACCAACTGCACCACCCCCTACTGCAACTGAGTATCTAGCGTATTTTGATTTTGTATTTAAATCTTTAACTTTTCTAAGCGCTGTTTGTAATTTAGCTGGATCAGGAGTTTTACTGGCTTTTCCAAACTGAGCATAAGCATCACTTCTTCTGGCTTTTAAAGCTTTACTAGTCAAACCCCTTGCGGCTTTATTAGCTACTTTAAAACCAATACCTCCGGGTACAGCTATTTGTATAATTGATTCGGTTAGTTTACCTATCAATCTTTCTTCAGCAACTTCTTCAAAAGGATTTATCTTATCAAAATATTCTTCTACATCTGCAGCTATATTTGAGTCTGCGCCAAGATCTATTAACTCTGCTCCTAGTGATATAATACCTTCTGGTACTTTTATAGCACCTGATACAAGACCTGCGCCAAGAGCTTTATACCAACTTACTTCACTGTCTTGTTCTGCAGAATTTAAATTATATTCAGCCATAAAGCCTTCTATCTATTTCTGTAATCGCTTAAATATCTTTCGTAATTAGATTTTTGATCTCGTGTCATAGAAGTATCATAAGTAGGATTAGGATTGTTTATAGGTCCTTTCATTTGTGTAATTAGTTGTCTTGTATCTCTTTTTTGATCTCTTGCGTCTGATGTACCATATTCATAGTTAGTAATACCATCTACTTCTTCTACTACATTATCTGCTTCATCTATTTTTTCTTTGTTAATCTCTTCAGCTCCAGGTAAATTAAATGGTACAAATGTTCCCCTACCTTCACCTTTTTCTAAAACATAATACTGATTTAGTTTTGGAGAAAAATATATTCTACCTTCGTTACCAGGTTTTTTAAATAACTTCTTAGCTTTTTTTGTTAAATCATCAGTTTCGTTTAAAAATTCATCAGATACATTATATCCTTGTTTCATTAAATCACCGCTTGTTTTGTATTTCCATGTCATTTGATTTTCAGCTTCTGCGTATGAACCTACAATATCATCCTCTACTAATTTTTCTGCTCCTTTTTTTATAATTGAATCAACTCCAGTTGATCCATCTAATTCGGCTTTTAATATTCCTAATGAATTTTCATATTGTTTTTGAAGTATCTCTAATTTATTTCTTTGTCCTTCATTTAATAAATCACTACGTAATGCATTATCTATTTTTTGCATATTTAATTTAAGATCTCTTTCTTTTTCTGCTTCAGTTCCCGAAAAATCTTGTTTTAATCCTAAAATTTTAGCTTCATTAGAAAAATCATTTTTTTGTAAATTTGTTAATCTATCTGTTTCTTCACCAAATAAATCCATTTTAAACTTTTTATCTCTATCATCCATGTCTGATAAGAATTTTTGATCTGCTGCTACTTTTTCTTTATTAATATCAGATTCAATATCTAATTGTTCTCCAGATAATGCTATGTCTCTTTTTAATTTATCTCTTTCAGATAAACCTGCAAATAGATTTGCAGTAGGATCTTTAGCTGCCGTTGCTATATCAGATAATAAACCACCTGTAGATGGTTGAGACATTAGATTTAATCCACCTTGAATTAAAAATTGATTAAATGGATCCATACCCGATGAAGAAAATTTATCTGCAACACCTTCAAGTCTCTC